AAGTGTCGGGAGGGTTCGGTAGGCCGGAAACGGTTCGAAGAAGCAGTGCCCGGGGGATTGAAGGCCCCAAAATGGAAAACAAAAGAAATATGCACAGAGCAGGTTTTGTAATAGAGGAAATCGTGAAGCCCTCCAACATGGAGGAGTCTTTCCTTCAGGTCCTTCGCGGCAGGAGGCGTAAACGCAGCCGCCAGGGACGCTACCTGCTTGCGCATAAACCCGAGGTGTTGGAGGAACTGGCCGCGCGTATCTCGGACGGTACTTTCCGTGTGAAGGACTATCGTGAGCGAGAGATTTTCGAGGGCGGCAAGCTGCGCCGTATCCAGGTAATCCCTATGTACGACCGTATCGCCGTACATGCCATCATGACGGTGGTGGACTGCCATTTGCGGAAACGTTTCATCCGTACCACCTCTGCCAGTATCAAGAAGCGGGGTATGCACGATCTTCTGTCGTATATCCGTCGTGACATGGTCGAGGATCCGGAGGGTACGCGGTACTGTTACAAGTTCGACATCACCAAGTTTTATGAGAGCGTGAAGCAGGACTTCGTGATGTATTGTGTCGGCCGGGTGTTCAAGGACAAGAAACTCATCGCCATACTTGACAATTTTGTCCGGCTGATGCCCGAGGGTTTGAGTATCGGGCTGCGTAGCTCGCAGGGGCTGGGTAATTTGCTTTTGTCTGTGTTTTTGGATCATTACTTGAAGGACAAGTACGGTGTCCGTCATTTCTACCGTTATTGTGATGATGGTGTCGTATTGGGTAAAACGAAAGCGGAATTGTGGAAGATTCGTGATATCGTCCATGGGCATATTCAGCATGTCGGTCTCCGGGTGAAGGGGAACGACCGTGTGTTTCCCCTGGGCGAGGGCATCGATTTTCTGGGATATGTGACTTTCGGTGCGGACCACGTCCGTCTGCGCAAGCGCATCAAGCAGAAATTCGCCCGAAAAATGCACGAGGTAAAATCAAGAAGAAGGAGGCGTGAGCTGATAGCGTCGTTCTACGGGATGGCCAAGCACGCCGACTGTCATACGTTGTTTAAAAAATTAACAGGCAAAGACATGAGATCATTTAAAGACTTGAACGTCGCTTATAAGCCCGAAGACGGCAAAAAGCGATTTCCCGGGGTGGTGGTAAGCATCCGGGAACTGGTAAACTTACCGATTGTAGTGAAGGACTTCGAGACGGGCATCAAGACCGAGCAGGGAGAAGACCGCTGTATCGTGGCCATCGAGATGAACGGCGAGCCGAAGAAGTTCTTCACCAACAGCGAGGAGATGAAGAACATCCTCTCGCAAGTGAAAGAGATGCCCGACGGCTTTCCTTTTGAAACAACCATCAAGACGGAAACCTTCGGGAAAGGTCGAACCAAATACGTATTTACATGAAACGAGTTGAAGGAACAGCCGGGGTGAAGCTGCTGGAATGCGTGAACCCGGTGAAGAACACGTGGCGCGTCCGTTGGGACGTGCGGGAAAGGGAGGACGGTTCTGCCGACTATATGGAGGAGAACTTTTTAGGGAAGCCCTCCGGTGAGATAATAAGAAGCGTTATCCTGGGCTGGTACAACGAACAGATCGACCGGGAGATACTTTCCGGCTTCGTTTACGAGGGTATGCCGGTATGGCTGTCAAGCGAGAACCAGTTCAACTACAAGGCGGCCCACGACCTTGCCGTGCAGAACGGCGGTGCGACGCTTCCGGTGACATTCAAGTTCGGGACGGATGAGGAGCCCCGGTACCGGACGTTCAGGAAACTGGAGGAACTGACGGACTTCTATACGAAAGCCATGAAGCACATCCAGGATACACTGGCTGACGGCTGGAAAAAGAAAGACGCTTTTGATCCGGAGAAGTACCGGGTGGAATAAATCCTTCGGGGGGAGGATAAGAAAAAAGCCCCCGGCCTGTTAATATAGACGCCAATCATTTATTAACAACACACCCAAGCGGCGCGCGACCGGGGGCAAATACCCTCTGTCACGCCACTTGGGTGTTTTTTTTGTTGTCTAAAAAATGATTGGCGATGCAAAGATATAATTTTTTTGTTGTATGAAAGTGATTGAGATACTAAACTTTAACCGGGAGCTGTTGAAAAGGCTCCAGGCGGCCGGCATCCGTCTGGAGGATGCCCGGTATATCGACCTGTACGCGGACTATACCCGTCTGCTGGACCAAGGTGAGAAGGTCTCGTATGCTGTGGCCGTACTGTCCGAGAAATATTCGGTGAGCGAGCGCAAGGTTTATGCCCTGGTAAAACGTTTCCAGAGTGACTGCAAGACGCTTGCAGTGTGAACGGGGTGTTTTATGCCGTAGGGAGTGCCGTTTCCCCTTATCTTTAGGGTGTTTCAATTTTAGAAGGAGGAAATGGCTATGAACAAGTATTACCGTATCCTGGACAAGATTCTTGTCGCGGGAAAAACACAGACCAACAAGAAGGGAAACATACAATACCTTCTGAACGAGCAACTGTCGCTGACTCCGGCAGACCTGCTTGACATATTCGAGGGGCATAATATCGCCCGCAAGAAACTCCGCAGCGAGCTCCAACTGTTCATGCAGGGGGAACGTAATGTAGAGAAGTACCGGGAGGCTGGCATCAACTGGTGGGATTATTGCGGTTCTATCCTGGTGAACAGTTACCCCACATATTTTGAGAAGCTTCCTCCGTTGATAGCGAAAATCAACCGGGAGAAACGCAACAGCAAGAACTACGTGCTTTTCCTGGGTGAGACCGGTGCGGAAAGCAACCAGGCGCCCTGCCTGAGTCTGGTGCAGTTCCAGCTGGACGGTGGTGAACTGGTTCTGTCCGCCTACCAGCGCAGCAGCGATGCGAACCTCGGACTGCCTTCCGACATTTACCACCTGTACCTGATGGCCCGGCAGATAGAACTTCCCCTGAAGTCGATCACCCTCTACCTGGGCAATGTACATATCTACGAGAATAATATCCCGGGTACACGTGCGTTGATCGCCGGTGACGAGACGGTCCGCTTCGGGCTGAACGTGTGATTTGCTGTATATGCCTTGCAGCGGGAACAGTTCATGTTTCCCGCTGTTTTTCGTTTATTCTGGGGACCTTTGCGGCCGTTTTAAAGCAGAATGAAATGAGAAAGATGTATTTGTCCGCCCCGCTTCCTTTCGTGGGGCAGAAACGCATGTTTGCGAAGGAGTTTATCAAGGTGCTGGGACAGTTCCCGGACAGCACCGTGTTTGTGGACCTGTTTGGCGGATCGGGCCTGCTGTCACATATTACCAAATGTGTCAGGCCTGATGCCGTCGTTGTGTATAACGACTTCGACAACTACCGCCAGCGGCTTGCGAATATCCCGGTCACCAATGTGCTGTTATCCGATTTGCACCGGATAGCTGAAGGGGAACCCAGAAACAAACGTATAACCGGGGAGGTTCGCAATAAAATGTTTGCCCGTATTGAGAGGGAAGAGAAGGAGCACGGCTACGTGGATTATATCACGATTTCCGCATCTTTGTTGTTCGCCATGAAGTACGTGACTTGTTTGAAAGAAATGAAGAAAGAGACCATCTACAATAGGATTCGGAGGACTGATTATCCCGAAGCGGAAGATTACCTGGAAGGAATTACCGTCACCTGCGAAGACTACAAGGAAGTGTTCAAACGTTACAAGGATGTCCCGGGTGTGGTGTTCCTGGTTGATCCGCCGTACCTTTCCACTGAAGTAGGAACCTACAAAATGTATTGGCGCCTGGCTGACTATTTGAACGTATTGAACGTGTTGAAAGGACATGCATTCGTGTACTTCACCTCAAACAAGTCTTCCATCCTGGAACTGTGTGACTGGATGGGTCGGAACCCGTTTCTTGGCAACCCGTTCAAGGAATGCAGGAAAGTGGAATTTAGTGCAAACGTAAACTATCAAGCCAAATATACAGACATGATGCTGTACACGGTACCGGATGAAGAGCAGACAATCGCAGCCTAACACTGCATAAAGATAGTGATTTATTTTGAATCGGCAATGGCTTTTGAATGGTATTTTAAAGTTGTTCAAGGAAGGTTCAAGTGAAAGAAAAACGGTGGGCTTTGGTCATGCAGAACAGGACCGCGCTCACCGTTTTTTTTGTACGCGTCGTTTTTGTACTTTTTGAAACGCATCGTTTTTGTTAAGCGGCACGTATGGTTTTTCCGGATTTAGTAATTCTTGGTGGAAGTTGGCTTTACTTACATTTTTCTCCATAAACATTTTGTTCACATGTTTAATGCAAATAGAAGTCTATGACTGTGGGGATGCAATGACATGGCTCATGTTTACAACAATGAATATTTTTAATACATTGCTATCTGCTGTATTAATATGTGGGTGTTGTTACTATATCCAAAAACGATATAATATATGGAATTAACGGGTAAAAGATTCTGGATATTAGGATTACAATTGATAGTTATTGTATCAATCCTGTCATGTACAACAAAGAAAATAAGCTCTCCTGTTGCTTTAGGGAATATATTTACACCTGCGTTTTTTCAAACAGAGGAATACTTATCTGTAATAGACTATTTAGGTAAGAACTTGTGTTTACAGGATGAAATGGAACGATATACATACAAAATTTGTGTAAAGATTGATAGTTTGGGATTTGTTAAACAAGCTACGTTAATAGACGTAGTTCAACATTCGCATAATGATTCTATTTTATTATATACACTACTCAATATGCCCCAATGGCAACCTGCTAAAGAAAACGGTAAGAATATTCATTCGTCTGTTAAATTTCTCTTGCACTTATCTCCAAATCACTAAAAATAAGTATGAATTGTTATTTTAGGGGATTAATAGATTAAATATTTCACTTTATCAAAGCATAAACTCCAAATAAAAAACACTTCCTCAATAAAAGGGGGGGGGGATGAATTTCAAGTACCCTATATTTTTGAGTTGGGGATATAAAAGAATCGCATTAGAATATAAGTAATAATTCTTATGAATGTTTTTGAACGCATTTGCATAAATAAAAGAATAAAATATGTATTGTAATTATTATTTGCATTTAATATATTTGCAACATAAATGTCAATAACTAATAAAGCTAATAAATTATGAAAAGGAATCTATTTTTATTATTGTTTGCAATTGCGACTTTATCCACATTCGCTCAAACAACATCTGAACATCTAATATTTAAAGGTGTGCCCATTGATGGAACCTTGACTGAATTTGTGTCAAAGTTAAAACAGAAAGGGCTTACTCACATTGGCACAGAAGATGGAACTGCCATATTAAAAGGAGATTTTGCAGCATACAAAAACTGTACAGTAGCTGCTATAGCTTTAAAACAAAAGAATTTAGTTGCTAAGGTTGGAGTAATGTTTCCTTCTTTGGAAACATGGTCGTCACTCTCAAATAATTACTTCTCCCTAAAAGAAATGCTGACTAAAAAGTATGGTGAGCCAGAAGTTTGTATTGAAGAATTTCAGACTAAAATTATGCAAAATGACGATAATTCTAAAATACATGAAGTAAGAATGAATAGGTGCAAATATGTTACAGGATATACCACAGAGAAAGGAGACATTGAATTACAGATTAAAGGTAGTTTTACGGATGGCTGCTATGTAACACTTATTTATTTTGATAAAATTAATGGCGAAGTAATCGAAGCGGAAGCTATGGAAGATTTATAAATTGTGCCGTATGAGAAAAATTATCATTTTATTGTTTGTATTTATTTGTTGTTTGACATCATGCTCAAATCAATCAATAGCTACAGATAAAACGGAGAAAGCAAATAGTCCAGAACCCGTATGTAATGCAACTTATCAATTATTTCCCACACAAAACATGTGGACTTTCATTAAGCTGAATACTAGGGATGGACGAATGTGGCAAGTTCAATATGATGTTAAAGGCAGTGAACGTTTTGAAGTAAATCTTAATACCACCTCATTTGCTACTAAGGAAGAGGAAAGGGATGGTAGATTTACTCTTTATCCTACCCAAAATATGTGGACTTTTATTCTACTAGACCAAATTGATGGTAGAATGTGGCAGGTTCAATGGTCAATGAAGGAAGATTCTCGATTTGTCATTCAGATATAAAATAAAAGCTCCAGACCACTAATAAGTTTGGAGCTTTATTCTTGTCCTGTTCTGTCATATTGGTAGATTCTTATTCAAAGGTAAATACCATCTTGCCAAGTTCATAGCCACTAACAGTTTTTCCATCTATCTTCCTGCTTGCCTTCTCCACATTGTAAAGAGTACAATTCTCTATCAGGGTAGCTTTGGGGGATAACTTGATTCCCAATCTGCCAAACTCATCCTTCAATTTGCTTTTCAAATCCTTATTGCTGATAAAGCCAGGCTGATATATAGCCAAGAAAACTTTATCAACTTGTTTCTTGTCCTCTACAGCTTTTAGCATCTTCTCCCTGTTCCATCTAAGAGTATTCATTTCAGATTCCTTCAAATATCTTTTGATTAGTGGAAATTCTGGATATTCCTGTTCATAAGATTCAGAAGGGGAATCCAGATAATCTTTTAGTAATTGCTCATAACTGACAGTCATAGCCTTTGCCAGTTTTATGTTGAAATCCTCCCATTCATTCT